CGAGCACCATCATGCGGCGGACCGCCGCGATCGCATACGCGCATCGGCTGGCCGGGTCGCCCCCTCCGACCGCCGCCGAGCCGACCAAGGCGGTGCTGAGAGGCATCCGGCGGCGGGTCGGCGTCGCTGTCGAGCAAAAGGCTCCGGCGACGGCGCGCGCCATCACCGCGATGCTCAAGGGCATCCCGGACACCATGCAAGGGCGGCGCGACCGCGCGCTGCTGTTGATCGGCTTCGCGGCGGCGCTCCGCCGCTCGGAGCTCGTCGCTCTCACGGCCTCCGACCTGGAGCGGACCCCGGATGGCATCATCGTCCACATCCGGAGGTCCAAGACCGACCAGGAGGGCGAGGGTCACCAAGTCGCAGTGCCGCTCGGCGGAAAGCTCCGGCCGGTCCAAGCTCTCGACGCCTGGCTGTCGGCCGCGGCGATCACCGAAGGCCCGGTGTTCCGCGCGGTCAACCGCGGCGGCCGGGTCGCCGCCGGCCGGCTGTCCGAGCACGCAGTCGCCGAGATCGTGAAGCGCCGCGCGGCCGCGGCTGGGCTCAATCCAGCGCTGTTCAGCGGCCACAGCTTGCGCGCAGGCTTCGTCACTTCGGCCCTGGAGGCAGGTGCCGACCTGCTCAAGGTGATGGACGTGACGCGCCATCGAGAGGTGCGCACGCTGAAAGCCTATGACCGACGCGCCAAGGCATTCCGGGACCACGCCGGCCGGAAGTTTCTATGAGAGGTGCATGCGCATGGGCGATGTGATCACGTTCCCGGACGGCCGCATGAGACTGCCCGACGAGGGCTCGTCGGAGGCGGCTCGGCTGGACCAGGTTGCCGCCATCGTGCGCGCCGAGACGGGCTGCACTGCCGAGCGCGCCGACTTCGTCGCGGCGCGGTTGATGCGGGTGATCGAGACGCAGCCGTGAAGCGTCACCCGAGCGGGCGACCGATCCGGCCCCGTCGCGTCGTCGGCCTGCCGATCACCCGCGAGCCGCACGACGAGCCGTTGACCCCGGGACTCCGCCGCGCCAACCTGCCCGACCGCATCGGTTTCCATGTCGGGCCCCTCCCCGACCGCCAGAACGAGGACGACGAATGAGAGACGAGCATGCCATCGAGTCCGAGATCCGCGCCGCCGGCAGGACCGCGCCGCGCGTGACGCCCGAGCACGTCGACGCGCAGATCGTCGGTGAGACCTACCACGTCTTCCCGGGCACCACCCTGACCGTGTGCGCGCTCACGCTGCGCAATGGTTTCCAGGTCGTCGGGCACGCGGCGTGTGCCTCGCCCGAGAACTTCGACGAGGCCATCGGACGCAAGGTCGCCCGCGACAACGCCCGCGCCCAAATCTGGGCGCTGGAGGGCTACCAGCTCCGCAGCTTCCTGATGCACGCCGACCGTGCGCGTGGGCGCAATGGGCCGACCGTCTGAATTCACGGCCGAGATCGCCGAGGCGATCTGTGAGCGCCTGTCCGACGGCCAGAGCCTCCGGGTGATCTGCGCGGCGAGCGACATGCCGGCCGCTTCGACCGTCTTCCGCTGGCTGCAACAGCACAGCGACTTCCGCGAGCAGTACGCGCGTGCGCGCGAAGCGCAGGCCGACCACATGGCCGAGGAGATCCTCGCCATCGCCGATACGCCGCAGGAAGGCGAGCGGCGTGAAGAGAGCAAGGACGGCGTCAAGATCGTCCGCGATGACATGCTCGGACACCGGCGCCTCCAGGTCGACGCGCGCAAGTGGCTGATGGCCCGCATAGCGCCGAAGAAGTACGGCGACAAGCTGGTCCACGAAGGCGGCGACAGCCCGATCGGACACGAGCACCGGCACAAGTTCGACCTGTCGAAGTGGACCGATGAAGAACTCGAGGAAGCCGAACGGCTCGCCGCCAAAGCCGCAGCTCCCTCCGCCTGACCTGATCCTCGCCGAGCGGCGGCGGCGAGCCAAGACGAGCTTCGCAGCATGGTGCCGGCTGCACGGCTGCGAGCCGGCGGCCCATCATCGGCTGTTGATCCAGCGGCTCGAAGCGGTCGAGCGTGGCGAGATCACCCGGCTCATGGTGTTCATGCCGCCGGGCAGCGCCAAGAGCACCTATGCGTCGGTGCTGTTCCCACCCTGGTACATGGGGCGACGGCCCGGAAAGAACGTCATCACGGCGAGCTACGCGCAGCGCCTGTCCCGGCGGTTCGGCAAGCGCTGCCGCAACGTCGTCGGTAGCGAGCACTACGCCGCCGTGTTCGGCAGCGGCCTCGCCGACGATGCCAAGGCGGCCGAGGAATGGGAAACCGCCGAGGGCGGCGAGTTCACGGCAACGTCGGTCGACGGATCGGTGACCGGCCGGCGCGGCGACCTGATCGAGGTCGATGACCCGGTGAAGGGCCGCAAGGATGCCGACAGCCTCACGGTGCGCGACACGGCATGGGAGTGGTGGCGATCCGACCTACGGACCCGCCTCAAGCCGGGCGGCGCGATCGTCCTCATCATGTGCATGACCGGCGATACGCCCGTCCTGATGGCTGATGGGTCTGAGCGCGATCTTCGTCACATTCGTCCCGGGGATGCTGTCGCCACCTATCGAGATGGCTCGCTTTCGTCGGCCACGGTGCTGAATTGGACCAGAAATGGTCTTGATCAAATCTATGAAATTAAGACGATATCTGGTATATCCGTCAAAGCAAATGCGAGACACCCGTTTCTCGTTTGCGTAGGCGGAGAGTTGAAGTGGATCAGGACGAAAGACTTACTCCCGGGCCACGAAATCGTCCGGGTCAATGGGGCAAGTGGAAAGGTAAGTTATGCGCCGCCGATGGGTGCGAAAAGCCCGCTTCGGTCCGCGGATATTGCACCTCTCACTACAATAAAAAGCGGTGGGCAGACGGCGTTCGGCCGCCTTCTTGCAACAGCGAAGCAAGGCGCGCTGCGCGCATTAAGCACCGCTACAAAATATCTGCAGAGGAGTACGATCGTCTTTTTGCAGAGCAGGGCGGTAAGTGCGCTGTTTGCGGGAATCCGCCTGGAAGCAATGTTCGCGCCCATTGGGGTGGTAAGCTGTGTGTCGACCACTGCCACGAAAGCGGAAAAATCAGAGGTTTACTCTGTAACGACTGCAACCTTGTCGTCGGATACGCAAAAAACGCAGAAACCGCACTGTCTGCGGCGCGCTACATCAGACTTCACTCTGGATGCCGTTCTCAAGATTGAGCCGGCTGGCGTTGAAGAGGTTTTCGACGTGCAGATTGATGGCACGGAGAACTTCATCGCGAATGGGCTGGTGAGCCACAATACGCGCTGGCACGAAGACGACCCGGCCGGGCGCATCCTGCCGGACGGCTACGACGGCGAGTCCGGGTGGATCAAGGCGCGCGACGGCGAGCTCTGGTACGTGCTCTCGATCCGCGCCGAGGCCGAGGCTGGCGATCCGCTCGGCCGCGCGCCCGGCGAGATGCTGTGGCCCGAGTGGTTCACGCCCGGCCTCCTGGCTCAGGAGAAGATCACGCAGGGCGCGCGCAACTGGAACGCGCTCTATCAGCAACGCCCGGCGCCCGAGGAGGGTGATTATTTCCGGGCCGAGTGGCTGCGCCCCTACACCGCCGTTCCCGCGCTCGATACGCTGCGGGTCTACGGCGCTTCCGACTATGCCGTGACCGCGGACGGCGGCGACTACACCGTGCACCTCGTGGTCGGGGTCGACCCCGAGGGCCGCATGTATCTGCTCGACCTGTGGCGCCGTCAGGCCGCCTCGGACGAGTGGGTCGAAGCGTTCTGCGACCTGGTGCTGAGGTGGAAGCCGATCGAGTGGGCCGAAGAGACCGGGCAAATCCGCTCCGGCGTCGGCCCGTTCCTCGATCGCCGTCAGGGCGAGCGCCGGGCCTTCGTGGCGCGCCGGCAATTCCCGACCCGCGGCGACAAGGCGATCCGAGCCCAGGCGATCCGCGGGCGCATGGCCCTGTCCGGCCTCTACGTGCCCGTCAACGAGCCGTGGTGGCCCGGCCTGCGGGCCGAGCTGCTCGGCTTCCCGGCTGGCCGGCATGACGACCAGGTCGACGCGCTCGGGCTCGTTGGTCAACTCCTCGACACCATCATGCATGGCCGGGCGCCCGACCCCGCGGCGCCGGCTGGAAACCGCTCGGGCTACGCCGCGCGCGAGCGCGACAGCGCCGACAACGACTGGATCACGAGCTGATGGCCGACACCGGTTACGCACCAGGCGGGTCCGGCGTGGCGTCCGTGCCCGCCGGCGGCGCGGACCACGGCGGGCTCTCGCTCGGCGAGCTGAAGCGCCGCTATCTCGACTATCTCTCGTCGAAGCGCGACGAGATCGCCGAGCAGAAGGAGGCACGCCGCTACTACCACGGAGCGCATTGGACACCGGCCCAACTCAAGACGCTGAAGAAGCGCAATCAGCCGGCGATGACGTTCAACGAGATCGGCCGCAAGATAGATGGCGTAGTCGGCCTGATCGAGCGGCTCCGGCAGGACCCACGGGCCTATCCGCGCACCCCGCAGCACGAGCAGGGCGCCGAGCTGGCGACCGCCGTGCTGCGTTACGTTCTTGATCAGCAGGATTGGAAGGCGAAGAGCCCGGAGACGGCGCGGGACGGAGCGATCGACGGGATCGGCGGTGTCGAGCTGGGCCTGACCGGCGGCGACACCGGCGGCCCGGACGACCTCGACATTGAGATCGACGTGGTCGAGCCCGACACGTTCTTCTACGACCCACAGTCGATCCGCGCCGACTTTTCGGACGCTCGCTTCCTCGGCGTATCGAAGTGGGTCGACATCGAGGCAGCCATTGAGCTGGTCCCGGCCAAGCGCGAGGAGATCGAGGCGTCGATCGAGACATCGACCGAACTCAGCACCGACAGCGACCGCGAGGCGCGGTGGTTCGCCAGCGATGGTGCCCGCAAGCGCGTGCGACTCGTCGACCACTGGTACATGCGCGGCGGACAGTGGTGGTTCGCGCTCCACACCGGGTCGACCGTTCTGATGGAGGGGCGGAGCTATCTCGTCGACGAGAAGGGCCGGACGTTCTGCCGTTACATCATGTTCAGCGCGAACACCGACCACGACGGTGACCGCTACGGATTTGTGCGGAACATGCGGTCTGCCCAAGATGGCATCAACGCGAAACAGTCGAAGCTCCAGCACATCTTGGCGTCGCGCCGGCTGATCCTGCGGACCGGCGCCGTCGGCAGCATCGAGAAGACGCGCGCCGAGATGGCGCGGCCAGACGGTGTGATCGAGCTGCCGCCGAAGAACGCGCCGATCGGCGACGATATCAAGATCGACGACCAGTCCTTCGACTTCATGGGCTGGTCGAAGCTGCTCGAGCTGAACCAGGCCAGCATCCAGAACTTCGGGCCGAACCCGGCGCTGATCGGCGGCGGGTTGGAGAACTCGTCCGGCCGCGCCATCGCGTTGCTGCAACAGGCCGGCATTGCCGAGCTGGGGCCCTACATCCTCGCCTATCGCGGGTGGAAGATGCGCGTCTACCGCGCGGTGTGGAACATGATCCGTCAGTACTGGACGGCCGAGCGCTGGGTGCGCGTCACCGACGACGACGGCCTCGCACAGTTCGCCCAGATCAATGGCATGGACGTCGATCCCCAGACCGGCATGCCGACCCTGGTCAACGCGATTGGGTCGCTCGACGTCGACATCATCATCGACGAGGGGCCGGACAGCGTCAACATGATGGCCGACAGCTACGACACGCTGACCGCACTCGCCGCGAAGGGTGCGAACGTGCCGCCGCGCGTGCTCCTGGAGCTGGCACCGCTGGCGTCCAGCGTGAAAAAGAAGGTCACCGACCTGCTTGACCAGGCATCCCAGCAGCCGCCGCCTGAGGTCGCGGCCAGGCAGGCCGAGATGCAGCTGAAGCAGCAGGACGCACAGGCGTCGATACAGATCGAGGCGCAGAAGGCGGCGCAGTCCGCGCAGCTCCGGCGTGACGAGCTGGCCGCGAGCATCGCCATGAAGCGCGAGCGGATGCAAGCCGACCTCGTGCTCGAACGCGAGCGCGCCGCGGCTCAGATCATGCTCGAACGCGAGAAGCAGATGATGCAATCCGAGCTTGCCGCGCAGAAGGTGGCGGCCGGCATCGAGATCGAGCGCGAGCGCGCCGGACGCAAGGCCGCGGTTCCGGACGCCACGACCTGACCCTATCGTCTCCCGCACGACACGCGGGGAGCCCCGGGCGGCTCAGACAGCCCGATCCGCACCGCCCGGCGTGACAGGGCGCCATCGTGATCAGCGACGACACAGCGACAGGAACGGTCATGGACACCGATCAGGAGATCTTCGACGCCGCATTGCAGGCCGATCCGGCCCCCGTCACCGACGTGACGGACCAGGGCCACGGTCAGCCGCAGGCCCCGGACCAGCCCGAGCCCGGACTGACGCGCGACGAGCGCGGCAGGTTCGCCGGGAAGGCAGAGCCCGCGCCGGAGCCGTCCGCACCCGAACCGCAGCCGCGAGACCAGGACCACCGCGTTCCGCTCCGCGAGCTGCTCGACGAGCGCGAGCGCCGACAGACCCTCGCGGCGGAGATCGCCGAGGAGCGCCGTCAGCGCGAGACCCTGCAACGGCAGATCGCCGAGATGCAGCGGGCGAGCCAGCCGAGGCCGCATACGCCGGATATCTTTGAAGACCCGCATGGCTTCATCGGGCAGGTCGAACAGCGTTTCGAGGAGCGGCTGCGCGCCCAGGAGGCGAACTTCTCGCTCCGCCTGGCGCACCGGCAGTACGGGGAGGAGTTCGAGGCTGCTTATGAGTCGCTGATCAAGGCCGGCCATGCCGGCGACCGCATCGCGGTGCAGCGCGTCATGGCGGCGGCAGACCCCGGCGAGGCCGTCGTGAAGTGGCACCGCGAGCGCCAGATGGTCGAGAAGACCGGCGGCGATCTCGATGGTTACCTGAAGAAGCGAGAAGAAGAGCTTCTGTCCGATCCCGAGTTCCTGAAGCGCGTCGGCGAGAAGCTGCGCGCCCAACAGGCGTCCACCCCCGGGCGCCCTGCCCCCGTCGTCAACCTGCCCCCGGTCG